TATTTTCGAAGAAGGATACTTTACTATCTTCTTTACTTTGCCTCCGCCTACTACAGGTGTAGTGCCTCTACCAGCAAGAGGTAGAGCTTTCAACAAATCCTTAATTCTATCCTTATAAGCTCTCATTGCATCAATTTTACGTCTCAATAATTTATATTCACCCGAATTTTTATCTTGTATATTTCCTATTTGTCCACCCCATCTCTTTAAATTACAGTCAATATTTTTTATGTATGCACAAACCAATTCTCGTGGTTCTTCTTCATTAAAAATTTCACTTGGTTTCAGTAATTTGTAATGCTCCAGAAGTTCGAAATCCAATCCTTTATCTGGATCAAGATTAATAGGTTTCTTTTGAGGGGGAATGGCGCTAGCACTTGCAAGAGCAGCTTGCAGCACTTCACTGGGAGCTCCTTTTGGGATTTCGCGTCCTTCGATAGCTTCTAATTGTTTTTGACTTCCTTCAATTTGTTTCATATTCTTTATTAGACTTTCCTGCAACTTATGAATAGGAGAGGCAACTGTTTCTTCCAAAACTGGTTGTAATACTCTTTGCAATGTTTCAATGTCTTCTTTTTGAAGTCCTTCCATTAAAGCTCTCTCTTCGTTTCTTTCCTTTTGAATCTGTCTAGCACTTGTCACCTGAGACACTAATTTCTTAAATTGTTCTAATGACAGCTTCATTTAATTCAGGAGCTTTTGGAACACTTAGATATAAATGAGTGCAGCGGACGAACATCAACAAAGTTGCGCCCCAATAATTCACATAAAGACTGACACACAGGAATTCATTAACAGACATGTGCTGGCTCCTCAATGGCCACTCAGATTATTAATTTGCGGACAAACTGGATGTGGAAAAACAAATTTGCTTTTGAATTTATTGTTGAATTACTTGTATTATAATCGATTATACGTGTATGCAAAAGATTTGAGTGAAAGTAGTTATATGTTTCTCCAAGAATTCTTTGATGATGTACACAGAAAATTAGAGGAGGATTACAATATCACAGAGTCAATTGCAAATTTTTCATCAAATAAGGCTGATATTGTTGATGTTGACAATTTAGACAAGGAGTATCAAAATTTGATTGTATTCGATGATTTTGTTACTGAAAAAGATCAAGATAGCATTATTGAATTGTTTACAAGAGGAAGAAAGAAGAATGCTTCTGTGATATATTTGACTCAGAGCTATTATTCCACACCGAAGGATATTCGATTACAATGCAATTACTTCATGTTCTTTAACATTGGAAGTAAAAGAGAGGTGATTGAGATTGAAAAGGATCATGCAATTGGGGTTACAAAGGAAGAATTCCTCGAAATGTTTAAGTCAGCAACCGAGGATCCTTACAGTTTTATGATGATTGACTTGAAAACGAAGGAAAAGAGGAAAAGGTTTAGAAAGAATTTGGATTATCGCATCGGAATTGTATATGAATAGACTACTAATTTTCCTGTAGTGCCTCAAAAAACGTCCTGGGTTGCCATGTTTTCTTTTCCGGTTTAGAATTATTTACCTCTGTAATGGAAAACCTGTCAGGAATTGAAAATGTTGGACAAATGTATCTTCCCAGGCGATCCCTAGGTTTTTTAATACCTTTTTGAACCCTTTTTCTAGGAATTCCAAGCATATCCAAATATCGTTGAACAGTCACATAATGAACACCCCATTTTTTAGCAAAAGTCGTTGTTGGATATTTCATGAAATCGAATTTGTACAAGTCTTCCACCATGTCTTCTATCGATATTGCCTGTTTTTCCTGCACCATTTACTTATGACATAAGACACGTCTTATGATATGACTATTGACATAGGACTTAAGACATACAATATATGACTTAAGATATGATTTTTGTGTTAGTAAATGACGTCGCGCGTTGTTACGATACAAGATCTGAAGAACCAATCTCCGCAAGCAGTTGTTAAGACAGTACTTAAGAGAAAGAAGTTCAGTGTTAGATACATTAAAAATGTGATTAAGCAAGTACTTCCTGATGTGCATATTGATGCTAAAGAGATTGAAAAATACAGAAATTGTAAGGAAACGAACGAAATATATAACCAGGGAGTACACCTATTGGGTTCTTTGATGGATAATATATCTAAACAAAATGAAGACCGGGATGAAGAAGAATTGAAAGACTTAAGATTGATTATGACGTATATTCTGTGTTTGAATACTAAGGGGGAAATATTTGAAAAACTCATCATGCTTTTGAATACAAAAATAGCTGCTTTGCAACAAGAAAACTCTTTTCTACGTAAGCAAAATGATGAATTGAAAGAGGAAGTAAATAAATTCCAGCAACAATCGAACACACCAGTTACTCAATATGAGGAATACAAACCAGTTGATATTACCATCACAACAAAACAAAAGAGGCTCTCCCCGGATGATATTATTACAATGTTTCAGTCCAACTTGAATAAAATGTCATTACCTAGCTCAGATGAAAGAAAAAAGAAAATACCCTCCCATAAAATAGGCTTAAATCCAAAGTCAAGTAACGTTTATGTTAGGGAGAGCACCTCAGGAGAAAATGAGGTACATGTTAAATCTATGAAGAAATAGATGCAAAAGCAGTTGCGAATAGATATCTATTAACACTTCTGTCAATATGACAATACGATAATATATACAATCTCAGTAGTAAGGGTAAGGCAAGCGGGACAAAAAAACTGTCCCGTCTGTCCCCCGGGTTGGTATCTTTACGTTTCTATGCATAAGGTAAATGTCAAAGGCACTAACAAATGTTGACATTGAGAGAATGATGAAGGGAGAACCAAATTTTAAGGGAGTATTTGCGATTGATATTTTGCCTAAAAAAGCTGAGGGCTCAGGCGTTGTGAATTATGATAAAATTGGTGGAACTGGAACACATTGGGTCTGTTGGTTCAATGATAAGAAATCCAAATTCGTAGAGGCATTCAATTCAATGGGTCTCCCTCCTCCTGAGAAAATTGTAAACTTTTTGAGAACCTCAGGTAAGCAAATTCAATATAACGATATTCAATATCAACCGAAAGATTCAATAAATTGTGGTTGGTATTGTGTCCATTACATTAAGGAGAGAAATAAAGGGAGGTCTCCATATGATATCCTGTATAGCTTTAAGCAAGTTCCTTCTAGCTTCAATGAGAGACTCATTGTAGGCAGAGGATTAACTACGTCTGAGCAAAATAAACTAAGAAATATATATTACAACCCCAAAACTGGTTTTAGTGGAAGTAGTGATCTCGCTAGAAAATCTGGTTTACCAACAAGTAAAGTTACAGAATTTCTCGAACAACAAGATGTATACACAAGACATAAAGATATTAGAAAGCGATTTCCAACAAGAAGGGTTGTTGTGGGAGGAATTGATGACCAATTTCAAGCAGATTTGGTGGAAATGATACCGTATTCTAAAGAAAATAATAATTACAAGTACATGTTAACAAGCATCGATTGTTTTAGCAAGTATGCATGGGCTATTCCAATGAAGAACAAAACAGCAGATGAAACAATCAAGGCATTTGATATCATTTTCAAAGAGAGGAAGCCTAGAAAACTACAAACAGATCATGGTAAGGAGTATACCAATAAAAAGGTACAGGATTACTTAGAGAAGCATAATATTCATTGGTTTGCAACCAACTCTGAATTTAAGGCTTCTATTGTTGAAAGATTTAACCGAACACTTAAGTCTTTAATGTGGAAATACTTTACTGATGTGGGAAATAAAAGGTGGATTGTTGTCATCCCTGATTTGATTTATAATTATAACCATCGAAAACATTCATCAATAGGTATGGCTCCTGCTGAAGGAAGTAAAAAAGAAAATGAGAGTGTGGTTAGAATGAATCTGTATGGTGACATGTTTATCGCTAGCACTAAACAAAACAACACACCAAAATTTAAAGTTGGAGATCTGGTTAGAATTTCGAAGTGGAAATCTCCTTTCTCCAAGTCTTATGAAGGTAATTTTACAACTGAAACCTTTAAAATCAGTAAAGTGTTGAACACTGTACCACCAACTTACAAGATTGAAGATCTCAATGGTGAGGAGGTCTTGGGTTCTTTTTATGCCGAACAATTGAGTAGGTATAATAACGTTGAAAATGAATGGGAAATTGAAGAAATTTTAAAAAGAAGAACAAGGAACGGAAGGAAAGAAGTATTGATTAAGTGGAAGGGTTACAGTGATGATTTTAATAGTTGGATTCCCTGCTCTGCTGTGAATTCCTATGCTGATAATATATAACTTTCTCGTGCTTTCACCATTAATGCGGTGTGAACGTATGAACCTAAATGATACCTTAAACTATCTTTATTAATTACACGACCACACTCACATGTAATCTTTTTACTTACCCTCCTTTCTTTGTACTCTTTATAACGTGCAATATTACAACTCTTACATTGATGGTTTATACCATCAAACGTTAACTTATTTCTGCAAAAATCTTCTTTTGGTTTAGTAAGCTTACACGTGCAACATCTCTTTGTATTGCTGTTTGCATCACTGTTTGCGTTGTTCTGGGTGTGCACTTGGTGCTTCAAATGGGTGACAGTGCTAGTAGAAGCTTCCATTTATAAAGGAAAAGTTTATTCTTATAAATGGAGTGGTATGAGTCCATAACAACAAATGATAGGAACTACTGAAGAGTGATACTACTATACGGATCACTTCAGGACACTTTCATTTTCCCATGTTATCCTATGGGAAAAAGTCCCATTGAAAACAATGGGAAAAGTGGGGATTTTTTTCCCATGTTATCCTATGGGGAAAAGTACCATAGAAAACAATGGGAAAATGAAAGTGTCCTGAAGTGACACGTATAGTAGTATCATGATACAAGTGGCGCCACCTGCGGGCAGCAGTAAGTCTACAGCCTTCAACAGCCTTCCATCAGCCGACAGTGCTGCCACCTGGTGGTAGGAATGTGTCAAAACAAAAGTTGAAAATTTCCTATTAAAATAACTTTCTTAATAAATGGTGGTGAAAAAGCGATGTGATATATGCAACAAAGAAGTTTCGTTGGGTAATTGGAGCAAGCATATCATAACTACAAAACACCAGAACCTGCTCAAAGATCAGGAGCAGCGAGTAATTCACTGCTGGATATGTAATGCGAGAGTGGATCGAGACACCTGGATAGATCATCTCAAGTCCTCCTCACACAAGCACAACACAAGCGTATTGAAGAGCAAGCTTCCCAAACCATCTAACAAAAGGAAGTGCATGAAATATGATTTTGTGACGGATGATTACATAGTAGCAAAGTCAGAAGAGGCGTTAGAGGGTTGTTTTCTAACACTAAGAGTGACACCCAGACACGACATAGTATCTGTCTCTGTTCTCATAGAAGAGTTGCCGGAATTATTGAGAGTGACGCTGAACGATAGGCTAAGAGAGAGATCAGGACTTAAGATTCAAATGGTTATCCGTGGATTATTCAGAAAATTCATTCCTGCTACAGGCAAAGAAGAGTTTGAAGAGCTAACCATTGCATCCAGTAACAAGATTGCACTACGGAAAGAAGATCTCGATGAAGTTGTGCTAGAGCTGCTAACACAAATTAACAACAAAATCGAAAGCTTTGACAACAACGAAGCCTATTGGCACTTGGTCAGAATTGTTCATGTAGACTTTAAGTTGAGGGAATACAAACCTCTCTCGGGTTCCAACTACATCGAACTACCGGGTTGGATATCGACTAAGAAAGCTACTATAAACATCAAAAACGGCGATCAGAAATGCTTCAAATACTGTATGTCTTACCACAAACACAAGCATGAGATAAAAAAGAATCCTCAAGAGTTATATCACTACAAACGGTGGAATAACGATTACAACTACGAAGGGATTGCATTTCCGGTCTCCCCAGATGACATAAACAAATTTTGTAAACAAAATAATGTCAGTGTCAATGTTTATATTACTAATAAACAAGAAATACTTCCATATCAAACCACCGCAAGAGATGAGAAGAAGAATGATCATGTCAACCTACTCCTAATGGAGAAGGATAATCAAGCTCATTACATTTACATCAAAAACCTATCTCGCTTAGTTAGAGATCAGCTAACAAAATACGAACACTATCACTTCATCTGCGAGAGATGCTTCACCCACACAAACAATAAAAACGTCTTTGTCAGACACATTTCCTTTTGCGACAACTTCAAACTATTTGAAAAAGCCATTCCCATTTTTCCCGACAATGACAACAACATACTAAAGTTCAAAAATTTCCATAAAACCATAATAGCACCTTTGGTCTACTACTCCGACCTGGAGGCAGTCCTCAGAAAGATTGACAATGGTAAACTGAAGGCAAAACACGAAGCCTGTGCCTACTGTTTCCTGGCTCTAAGCGACTTCTACAAGAACTTTGGTCTGTACACAGGCTCATCAGCGAAGGATACCATGAACCACTTCATTCAGACATTAAAGGAAGAAGCCTACAAACTAAATTCAATATTCAACGAACGACTCACCAAGTTTAAGACACCACAACTCACTTTAGATCAACAGCGAAAGTTTAATAACTCAACAGAGTGCCATTTTTGTAAAAAAGAATTCACTAGTGGTTCCAATAATGATAAAGTCAGAGACCACTGCCACATAACCGGTAACTTCAGAGGAGCTGCTCACCAAGCCTGCAACCTGAAAGTTAGAACTTCACTGAAAATACCAGTCTTCTTCCACAACGGAAGCGGTTATGACTTTAAACACTTCATCAGAAAACTCTACAAACTCGATAGAAACCTCAGAGTCCTGCCCCAAACAGAAGAAAAGTACTTCTCCATAACCGTAAAAGTTGAAGGCACTAACATTCAGTTCGAGTTCAAGGACTCGCTCAAGTTCCTATTGAAATCCATTGATAGCGTATCTAAAGTCCTTTACAAAAAAAACGGTACAGCCAGTTTTCCACTCCTAAGCGACCATTTCAAAGATGTGTCACCAAACGTGCTGGAACTTCTCGTCCAAAAAGGAGTATTCCCGTACTCCTACATCGATAGCTTCGAAAAATTAAACGAAACCACCTTCCCCCCTCTTGAAGCCTTCTATGACGACCTCAAGGATAAAGCACTACAGCGTGAAGACTACGAGCGAGGGTTGAAAGTCTGGGAGACCTTTAGGTGCAAGTCTTTACGTGACTATATGGAACTATACCTAACATGTGACGTCTTACTCCTCGCAGACTGCTTTGAGAAGTTCCGAAGCACATCCTTTCAGAACTATGGACTGGACCCATCTCACTACGTCTCATCCCCCGCCCTCTCTTGGGATGCAATGCTCAAATTTACAAAGGTAGTGCTTGAGCTTATAACAGATCCGGATATGGCACTCATGCTAATGGAGGGCATTCGCGGAGGTCTCTCCTGCATCATGCTACGCTACGCCGAAGCCAACAACAAGTACATGGTAAGATATGATCCTTCAAAAAACAGCATATACATCGTATCCGTCGACGCCAACAACTTATACGGATTTGGAATGTCCTTCAAACTTCCCTATAGAGGCTTCAAGTGGTGCACACCAGATGAAATCAAAAGGCTCGAAGAAAACCTCATGAACATCCCTGACGACAGCGACACTGGGTACGTTATCAAAATCAAACGCCTGGAATACCCCAAGGAACTGCACGACTCCCACAACGACTATCCTTTCTTCCCAACACACAAGGTCATCGAATACGAAGAGCTTTCACCATACCAGAAAAAGCTCAAACCAAAATGCCCGCCATCGAGGAAACTAGTGGCCAGTCTCGAAGACAAACACGGACTGATCTGCGACTACAGAATCCTCAAACAAAATATTCAAAACGGACTCAAACTCCACGGCATCGAGTGCGCAATAAAGTACGAACAGAAGGCCTGGCTTAAACCCTACATCGAACTGAATACACAACTTCGACAACAAGCCACTTCTGATTTTGAAAAAGACTTCTTTAAGCTCATGAACAACTCAATCTATGGGAAGACCATTGAGAACGTACTGAACAGACAGGAAATCGAGTTCTGCTGCGAACGCAAAAAAGCTTTAAAGTACCTGAAGAAAATCAACTTCAAACGCGAGACAATCTTCACAAAGCACCTTGTAGCACTTCACATGAACCGCATGCAGGTCCTATTCAACAAACCCATTTACGCCGGCTTTTGTGTCCTAGAAATGTCGAAATGGGGAATGTTCAAATTTGTCTACGAATATATCAAACCCAAATGGGGAGACAGAGTCACCATCATGCAAACCGACACCGACAACCTCAACCTCCGCGTTGAAACTGACGACTTCTACGAGGATATCAAGTCCGACATTGCCCAATGGTTTGACACATCCAACTTCCCCGAAAACAACCGCTTCGGTATCCAACCCATGAACAAAATGAAACTCGGATGTTTCAAAATCGAAAGCGGGGAGAACATCATCACAAAAATGGTGGGTTTGAGATCCAAAATGCATTGCCAGGCAATCGAACACTCTGACTTTACCGAACTCAAAAGACGGGAAAAGGGTGTTCCCCACCACATCACCAACACACACCAGTTCCAATTATGGAAGAGGGTACTAGATAATGAAGTTGATAGCACGGCCACCTACAACATGATCAAATCAGAAAAACTCAACGTCTACACCATAGAGCAAACCAAAGTGGCCTTATCCAACTTCGACGACAAGCGTCACATCTTAGATGATGGATATACCACACTCGCACACGGTCACTACCGTATACACGAGAATACGTGAATCCCTTTCGAAAGTTTCCCCCTACGAAAAAGTACGAGGCTAATTTTGGGGCGAAAAGTACTTTTGCGTGAAAGGGAAAATCTTCAGGGCGAAAAGTACGAGGTGCCGGGAATAGCTCGTAGTTTTGCGTCAAAGGCAAAATCTTCAGGGCGAAATCGGAAATGCCATTTTTCGTTGAAAAATCGCAATAAATCCCGAAAAATGGGCATTTTCCCCCGAATTAATCGCCTTAGAAAAAAAAGTACGAGAAATCCGGGCCAGAACCGCTATATTCCCATTATTTTACAAC